CTTTGATATTTCTCCGGGGGTTATATTTTCAGTGCGAATTCTGTTCGAAAGTATGAGGAATGTGGATGAAAGGTAAGTGATACGATGATGAAGTTCGTCTTAGGTATGGTCATCGGATTCGATTTGGGTATTGTGGCTGTTTGCATTTGTGCTGAGGTTTATAGTCATGGCAAAAGCTAAGAAGGTAAGCAAATACCAGCCTTCGAATCCCGAGGCTGTAGAGCAAGAGATGATATATTTGGCCATTAATCAAGCCAAAATGCAGTTGGAGCAGGGTATAGCACCCGCTTCGACTGTAAATTACTTTTTAAAGCTAGCAAGTTCGAGAGAAAAAATTGAGCAAGAAATGCTAGCTAAACAGATTAGTTTGTTAGAAGCGAAAGTCGAGAATATTAAGAACTCAGAGGTTGAGACCCAAACATATTTGGATGCTATTGAAGCTATTAAAAAGTACGGGTACTCAGGTATTAACTAGTGAGTTATGATGAATTAATTAAGCTAGAGTCTTACTCTGAAAGGCTTAACGCTTTAAGACTATATTCCAACTCTCCTTCTAATAGCGACCGAGAACTAATGAATCAATTCTACAAAGGAAAGAGCTGGCTTTGTGTGAGGGAAAAAGTTATCATGCGCGATTGTGGGTACGATTTAGGAGTTCGAGGTATAGAGATACTGGGGCCCATTATAGTGCATCACATTATTCCTATTTCAGGAGAGGATGTACTAAATGGGTCGCCTTTATTGTTTGATATGAACAACTTAATCAGCTGTTCAAAAGAGACCCATAACACCATTCATTATTTGGATAAGCCTAGTGACCCATTTGTTGAGAGAAAACCAGGGGACACACAATTATGGGCAAGGAGAGATGACCGTGGATAAGAAGATACTACAAGACATTAAAAATAAATTAGGCCCTATGGTCGCTGAAGGAACAGGATTTGATCAGCAAATCTTAGGGCTTATAGAAACGGCATTACTACCGTTGGCACAGGTCGGTTGCCTTACAGACCTCTCTGAGTCGATAAATGAAAATACGACTTGGGGAGCCATTATTAAAGTACCTCCTTTCGATGGGACGAGTGAGAACACCCTACTCTATAGTAATGCCTACTACGCAATAAAGCAGTACGTTTTCATAGTGTGCAAGTTGCAGTTCGATCCACCTGTGCCAACACTCGTTCCTATATTTGAGTCAAAAGCTGACGAGCTTTTATGGAGGATAGAAGCTGCATATAACACGCCAGTAGAGTAAGGAGGGAACACGTTTATGAGCGATTCTTTCGAGCACCATGGAGTCAAAGGACAGAAGTGGGGCGTTAGAAGAACAGCCGAACAGTTAGGCCATAAGATCTCATCGATTAAAGATGATAGAAAACAAAAAAAGATGGCATCAAAGACCGACCATGCGTTTTTGGACGATCCAAAGTCAAAATACCATGTCGATAAAATAGATACCGAAGAAAATGCGCATAAGGCATTGTTAGGAATAGAACACTACGCTAGGGCTTGCCGTATGGAGGAAATCGACTTGCTTGTGAGTTCGTATGAGGCGTATAAAAGAGAACCAACTCAGGAAGGACAGTATCGAAAAAGAGAAGAATTTTTTGAGAGGGCTAGCCACGCAAAAGAAGTCATGCCCGGCTTACAGATTTTGGAGCAAAATGCAAATAAAGCTGCCTCTACTGGCGATAAGATATTTCTTGAGGAATGGAATAAAGCTAAAACGCAGCACTTAGAGCAATACGACGATTATGTAAGCCAGGGGAAGCCACAAGGATACAAATTTAATCCGCCATACAACACCGATTACGCGCACTATTTTGGCGATAGAGATGAATCCGATGCCACATATCTGATGGATACGGAGTTTTCAGGCTATGTCCTGGATAGAACCGTTGAAAGGATGAATGCGACAAATAAAACCGTTAAGCACAGTGAGCGAGGAGGTGGTGAATATATGAGCGATTCTTTCGAGCACCATGGAGTCAAAGGACAGAAGTGGGGCGTTAGAAGAACAGCCGAACAGTTAGGCCATAAAACGTCCACCACGGCTAAGAAAACGGCAAAAAAAGCCGCTTCGGCTGCTAAGAAAATATCAGCCCGCGCAAAGGCTAAATCTAAAAAACTTTATGCTGAGCATAAGGAAAAAGCAGCAGAGCGTAAAGCCAACCGGGACGTAAGCAAGGAAATAAAAGATAAAAGATCTATAAAAAGCATGTCAAATGACGAGCTTAAAACTAGAATTGAAAGACTAAAATTAGAAAACGAATACAAAGCGCAGCTAGAGAAGCTAGAGCCTAAGAAACAGGAAGACTGGAAAGTTCAGCTAGCGAAGGATTGCATAAAATCATATGCTAAGAAGTCTGCGGAAACTCTAGGCGGCAATTTCGATTACAACCCGATAACCAGAGCCATCAAGAGCAACACAGATGCCAAGGACAAGAAAGAAGCCGATGACGCAGCTGAAGACGCAAGAAAAGCACAACAGAAAGCAGAGCGTAAAGTTGAACAGGCGAGAGAAAAGGCCGAGAGGAAAACTGCGAAAGCTCAAGAACGAGCGGCAAAAGCCCAGGCTGCAGCAGCTAGGGCTAAAGAAGCAGCAGCCCATGCACAGGAGGCGGCATACAATGCCAGATCCGAATACGCTGCAAAACGTAAAGCTAAGAGCACCATCATCGAAGGAGAATACACCGAGCGTGATGTTGTTGATGAAACGATAAAGTTGTTAAGTAATAGGGATAAGGAGGATAACAAATGATCGTTCAAACAGTAAAATACGTAGATTTAAACGGAGAAGAAGTAAGTGACAAGTTATATTTCAACTTAAACTCATTAGAAGCCACAAGAATGGAAGCTAAGTACACAAACAAGGTGTTTAAAACAATGCAAGATTATCTTCAGCATATTGTTGATGAAGGCGACAACAAAGCCATTGTTGAGGCGATGGAAGATGTTATTTTGTCCGCGTATGGTGAAAGGTCAGCAGATGGTAAGCACTTTATGAAGACTAAAGAAATTAGAACCAATTTCGAAAATTCATTAGCTTATGCCCAGCTGTTCGACGACTTGATTCGAGACGAACAGACGCTCACCACATTCATCAATGGCATTGTCCAAAAACGTGACGATAAAGCCGCAAAGGCTACTCAGGCTGCTAGAGTAGAGTAGGAAGGGCTACAAGCCTCTAAGCATGCTGTCAAATAAGGCCATGCCCATAGAATATGGAAAGTTTAGAGACGCAGTTTTACGAGGAGAAATCCCCGTGTGCGAGACCATATCTATGGAGATGAACAGGATAGACCACCTTATAGAAAGCCCCGAGTACTATTACGATGACGAAGCGATAAGCGGGTTCATTGATTTTTGTGAAAACGAAATGGTATTAACAGACGGTTCAGATTTAATTCTGTTACCGTCTTTTAAATTGTGGGCAGAATGTCTATTTGCCTGGTTTTATTATGCTGAAGAGAGCTATTACAACCAAAAGAGACAGAGATTTGAAAAGAGAAAAGTACTGAGAAGACTTGTCAACATTCAGTACCTTATTGTAGCCCGTGGCGCAGCAAAATCCATGTACATGTCATTTGTACAAGCTTGGGGATTGTACGTTGATACGTCCACAACGCACCAGGTTGTCGTTGCGCCGACCATGGCACAAGCAGAGGAGACCATGTTTCCTATCAAGACAGCAATAGCGAGAGCAAGAGGCCCGCTATTAAAGTTCATGACAAAAGGAAACAAATTATCTACGAACATTGTGACTAAGGTAAAAACGGCGTCTACAAAAAAGGGTATAGAAAACTTTATGACGAATTCTTTAATAGAGGTTCGTCCAATGAGTATCGACAAGCTTCAAGGACTGAGATCCAAATACAACACTGTGGATGAATGGCTTAGCGGCGATACGAGAGAAAACGTCATCGAAGCGCTAGAACAAGGTGCTGCGAAAGGCGGAATTGACGATTACATAATCTTAGCTGTTTCTTCAGAAGGCACGGTCAGGGATGGAGTCGGCGATACCGTCAAAATGGATTTACTAAAGATACTAAGAGGCGAGGTATACGACCCGCACACATCCATATGGTATTACAGACTCGATTCGATAGACGAAGTTGGCATGCCGGAAATGTGGATGAAAGCCAATCCCAACATCGGTGCCACGGTATCTTATGAAACATATGAAAGAGATGTCCGCAAAGCTGAGACAAGCCCTTCTAGACGGTCTGACATTCTTGCAAAAAGATTTGACATACCAGTAGAAGGATATACGTATTTCTTTACATACGAGGAGACATTACCGCATCGTCCTCAAAACTTCAATGGGATGGAATGCAGTATGGGAGCAGACCTTTCTCAAGGTGATGACTTCTGTGCTTTCACGTTTTTGTTTCCTCTAGGAGGAGACCGCTTCGGTATTAAGACAAGAGCGTATGTATCTGAGAACAAGGTTAACAAACTCCCAGAAGCAATGCGTATGAGATACCAAGACTTTATAAACGAAGGCAGTTTGGTTGTAATGCCCAGAGGTATTTTGGACATGATGGATGTTTACGACGATCTGTTTGACTATGTGAACCGTAACGAATACATAGTAAACACGTTCGGATACGACCCTTATAACGCCGCGTCATTTGTTGACAGATGGAGCGCGGAAAACGGAGACTATGGAATTACAAAAGTAATACAAGGTGTGAAAACAGAATCTGTTCCACTAGGAGAATTAAAGAACTTGGCGGAATTTAGATGCCTGATTTTTGACCAAGAGCTTATGAAGTTTTCCATGGGTAACACCGTGGCGATCGAGGACAACAATGGCAACTATAAGCTATCGAAGCGAAGAGCTGAAGAAAAGATAGACTGTGTTGCAGCGATGCTCGACGCTTGGGTTGCATACAAAAGATTTCAGGAGGTGTATTAGTAGTGGCATGAGTTTATTAGAAAGAGTTAAGAACGCGTGGAATGCATTTTCGTACTCTAAGCAGTACGGGCCTTCGCTGCTTAACCAAAATTACGGAGGTTCTTACTCGAATCCTCTTTACAGGGCTTCCTCTTATACTAAAGGTTCGATTATAGACACGATCGTATCTAGGATAGCTATGGATGTGTCCATGGTCGAGTTCAAACACGTCAAAATGGATGGCGACCCTGTTACCGAGACGGAGCAAAAATCCGGATTGAATCGTTGTCTGACCCTAGAAGCGAACATTGACCAATCGTACATCGATTTCATGCAAGACATTGTGATGTCGATGATGGATGAAGGGGTTGTGGCGGTGGTTCCGGTAGACACTAGAATTAGTCCTGAAGATGATTGTATGGCTGTGGACATTTTAACTATGCGTACTGGCAAGATTGTGCAATGGTATCCGGAAGCAGTTCGGGTGCTCGTGTATAACGATAAGACCGGGCAAGAAGAAGAAATTATCGCTAGAAAAGAAAATGTGGCGATTATTGAAAATCCGCTATACACAGTCGTAAATGCGGACAATTCAACTTTAAAACGACTTGTTAGAAAGCTTCAGTTGATGGATATTGTCGATGAAGGTATAGCTAGCAATAAATTGGACATTATACTTCAATTGCCATATGTGGTAAAAGGCGACATACGTAAAAAGCAGGCTGAGGAACGAATAGCTTCTATTCAGTCACAGCTTACAAACAGCAAATACGGAATTGCGTACATTGATGGAACAGAACACATTACTCAGTTGAATCGTGCAGTTGAAAACAACTTGTTGAAAGAGATTGAGTATTTGTCTAACGAGCTATTCAACCAGCTAGGGATGACGTCAAGGATTTTCGACGGAACCGCTTCTGAGCAGGAGCTACGTTCATACTTTGATAGAATTGTTAATCCCATTGCTAAGCGAATTACACTGGAATTGAATCGTAAGTTTTTATCAGACACTGCAAGAACACAAGGTCATGCTATTGTGTACTACTCAAATCCATTTAAGTTAGTACCAATCAGTACGCTGGCATCCGTATCAGATACGCTAAGACGTAATGAAATTCTTACCACAAATGAAATTCGTGGCATTATGGGCTTTCAGCCATCTGACGACCCTAAAGCTAACCAATTGTCAAATCCGAATATTGCTGACGTAAACCAAGATCCATCGATTTCGAATAGACAAGTGAAGAAAGATCTTCAAGAGGCGCAACAAGGATCCACTGAAGAGGAAGGAGATACTAATGAATAAGAATTATGATTTCGCCGGTTGGGTCACAAAAAATGACATTAAATGCTCAGACGGCTTAATTATCAAACATAATGCGTTCTTTGATAACGACAACACAAAAGTTCCTTTAGTTTGGGAACACAACCACAAAGGACCGGAAAACGTATTGGGATACATCACTTTGCACAATAAGGCTGAAGGTGTATACGGATACGGCTATTTTAATAGCTCTCAGCAAGGACTTAGAGCTAAAGAACTCGTACAGCATGGCGACATTGTATCCATGTCCATCGCTGCAAACCGTGTGAAACGTCAAAATGGAAATGATGTAATTCATGGAAACATCTACGAGGTCAGTTTAGTTCTTGCAGGCGCTAATCCGGGAGCAGTAATTGAGTCCGTGATTACGCATTCAGATTCTGATGAAGAAAGCGTGATCATTTATACTGACGAAATTCTGCATTCTTCAACGTATCCTGAAGATTTAGAAGAGGACGACAATGAAGAATTCGAGCATGATGATTCTGTTTCTTTGTCTTCTGCTATTGCAGACGCTTTAACTGACGATGAATTATCTCAAGTCAACAAGTACATTAGTAAAATGACTGGCGGCGACGTAGATGATAAAACCATCGACAATTTATCAGACGAGCAGATTGACAAAGTTTCTGACTACATCATGAACTTATTATCGAAAGGTGAAGACAATACCGAGGAGGAAAAAGAAGAAATGAAGCACAATGTATTCAACGAACAGAACAACGACACCATTGAGCATTCTCAGTTAATGGCTGACATTCTGGCTGATGCACCGAAACTTGGGTCTTTGAAGGAGTCCATGTTACAGCATGGTATTACGAACATCGATGACCTGTTAACAGTAGAAGTAACATCTGGTGCGCCTGAATTTATCAGACCAGAAGAACCGTCCATGGTTGATAGTATTTTAGCAAGCGTTAAGACTACCCCTAAGCATACTATTAGAGGACGTTGGGCAGACCTGACAGCCACTGAAGCACGTGCTAGAGGTTACATTAAGGGTAAAGAAAAGATTGAAGAATTCTTCGATCATTGGAACCGTGAAACTCATCCACAGACTATTTATAAGAAACAATCTTTGGAAAATGATGACATTATCGACATCACAGATTTCGACGTAGTTGAATGGCTGCGTGGTGAAATGCGCGAAATGTGGCGTTACGAATTGGCAAGAGCCATCTTCATTCCTGATGGACGTGAAAAGACAGATCCGGATAAGATCAAAGAAAATCGCATTCGTCCAATCACAACAGACCACAAAGCGTTCGTAACACGTGTTGGTGGCGTTACACCTCAGAACTTTGTTGAGAAAGTGCTGAAAAACAAAGTTAGCAACTATAAGGGTACTGGACGTCCAGATATGTATATGGATGAGCAAATGTTAGTTGATCTGAAGCTGTTGAAAGCTCCTGATGGACACTATCTGTATGGAGCAAACGCACCAGCCTCAACAGAAACGTTAGCAGCAATCCTTGGTGTAGGAAAAATTGTCTGCCCAGAATTCTTAGCTAACACAAATCAGGCTATCATGGTTAACTTGAAAGACTATGAATTGGCAGCTCCAAATAAAGGACGTAGCCAGACTTATGAAGACTTCGATATCGACTATAACAAGCATAAATACTTGATCGAAGGCCGTGTTGCTGGAGCATTGGATCGACCTAAATCTGCTATCGTGTTCTCAACAGCAACTCCAGATCCAGAATTGGATAGCGACGATCGTAAGTTGGACGACAAAGACGAGTAATTCAAAATGGCTAAGTTTACAGGAGTATTAGGAGTAGTTTCCGATTATGTAGACCAAGGCCATGGGGTATATACTCCAAAAATCATTGAATACGCGGTCAATGGTGACCTATTACAAGCAAGTATTAGTAGCGGTTCAGGCGGTAAGATCAACACAGACCTTTCGTTCTCGAACCGCTTTAGCTTTATTGCGCACCCGAACCTTCTATCCATACTGTCTGAGGCTAGCACTAACGAATGGCCTCTATATTTAACATGGTGCGGCATAAAGCTTAAAGTTACGAACGTGGTTCTAGCCCCGCCACGAGTAACACTATCAGTAGGAGGCGTATACAATGAGTAGGTTTAGTTTACAAGAGAAGCTTGAGCGGTTAGCAATAGAGAACGGTATCAAGAAGGTATATTTTCAGCCGACGTCCAACATTAGAATGGAGTACCCTTGCCTCGTTTACGAGAGAACTAACAACGTAAATCAGTTCGCGAATGACAAGACTTATCTGAGGCATCAAATGTATCAAATTCTACTTATAACAAAAGACCCAGACTCCATAGTTCCAGTAAAATTAGCGAATGAGTTACGTCACGGCCAATATGAGAGGTCGTATATCAGTGATAACTTGTATCACTATGTTATTACGTGCTTTGACACGAATTAGAAAAGGAGACAGATATGACTAAATTAGTTTTTGACAAAGTTGGTGAACGGTTCTTTGAAGCCGGTGTCAGCCAAGGTGTATTGTTCCCAGGATCCCCTACGAACGCAGTAAAAGGTGTTGCTTGGAACGGTTTAACTTCAGTTCAGGATAGCCCAGATGGTGGCGACACTAACGACCAGTTCGCAGATAACATTAAGTATTTGTCATTACGTGGTGCCGAAAACGTTAAGGGTACGATTGAAGCTTTCACGTATCCAAAAGAGTTTGAGCCATGCATGGGTAAGAAAGGCCCTGCTAAAGGCGGATACTTCGCACAGCAGGGTAAATTGCCTTTTAGCTTCGCATACATCACACAGGTTGGTAACGACGTTGATGGCGTTGACTATAGCGAAAAACTGCATATCGTTTGGAACGCCACTGTAAATCCGACCGATAAGTCTTACGAAACTATCAACGAAAACCCGGAAGCTATAACGTTCTCTTGGGAATACGATACTGTACCGGTTCCTGTTAAGGGATTTAAACCTTCTGCTGGTTTCGAATACGAAAAGACAGCGGAAAACGCAGAAACTTATAACGCTATTATTGATGCGTTATACGGCACCGACGAAACTGAATCGCATTTGTTGATGCCAGACGATATCGTAGAAATGTTGAAGTAACATTTTCAATAAATAGGACTCGTATTACTCACGGGTCCTATCTTTTTTAGTTAGGAGATTGAGCATATGGTTAAAGTTAGAGTATCGCCAGTCGAACTATACGACGAATCTAAGTCTGAATTCATTACTTTACCAGGCGGCGTCTATAGATTCGAGCATTCCTTACGCGCAATTTCAAAATGGGAATCAAAATGGAATGTAAACTTCCTAGGCAATAAGAATTTAACAGAAGAGCAAACAATTGACTACTTTATCTGTATGTGTATGGATGGGGGATTCAGAAAAGAGTACATAACAAATGACTTAGTTGAGGTATTAAGCGAGTATATAAACACTAACCATACAGCCACGACCATTAGATCTAAAGGCGATGGACCGAATAGACAGGTGTTAACTAGTGAACTCATCTATGCATACATGGCAATAGCTAGAATACCATTTGAATGCGACAAATGGGAAATTAATAGATTACTCACAACGATTTCTTGTGTCAGCACATTGCAAGCTCCTAAGAAAACAAGAAGAAGCAAAGCATCAATTTCGAAAGACTATAGCAAACTTAATGCGCAAAGGCTTGCTAAGTACAATACGAAAGGATGATGATATGAGAATTAAATTTGAATCTACTGGTAATCTGGAAAAAGTCCAAAGTTTATTAAATAAGTATATGGATTTGGACGGTACTAGGTACTTACAAAGAGCCGGCAATAAATGCGTTGAGGCTTTATCCGAAGCTTCACCGGTTGTTACTGGTGAGTTCGCAAGCGGCTGGTCTTGTGAAGTGACAAAAGAATCGGGTAATACAGTTGCGAACATCACTAATAATTCGCATCCAGAATACCATGATCTGCCATTTGCTTTAGAAAACGGGCATGGCACAGGTACTGGCGGATACGTTCCAGGAAGGCACTTCATCTCTTCGACTATGGATAGAATGGACGGTGAAGTTGTAAAAGAAATGGAAGGGGTGATTTCTGATGTCTAGTAGACCCGTCGACGAGAAAATTGTTCGGCTGACATTAGAGCACGCCGATTTCGCTTCAGCTGCGAAAAGAGCATTTTCAACCATAAATGATTTGAATAGACATTTCAGTGGACTGAATAATGTTAACTTGAGCGGTATGGAATCAAGTGTGAACACCATTGCGCAGCGCTATACGTTGCTTGGTAACGTCGTTCAAGAGGTGTATAGGCGAATCACCAACTCAATTGTCGATGTTGGGCAGAACGTTGTTAAGTCTGTAACAATCGATGGAATGAAAGACGGATGGAATGAGTACGAGCTCAAAATGAATTCTGTTCGTACTAT